TGTTTACGTTTGTTTTTATTTGTTGCTTGACTTGACATGGTTAAAAATAAGGTCCTACCACCACACACTGGACTATTAATCCGGCGAGGCACTATGCTGTGCGGCACTCTATGGTTGCATGTGGTGGGATCTGTCGACACTCAAGAAGTACTAGTCCGTGTATACTAGCGAACCGATTAAAGTTGGTTTTCAACAGTTGACAGCCACTATTGCACAACCCTTAAGGCTTTTGACCAGGTTGCACTCAGGCGCCTCACGACTACGGACAGTTTGTTTCAGGCCGCATGCTGACGCATGTGGGGTTACATTGACTGTTTTTTCTGTTTTTCCTCAACACTATGTAGCTTATGTAGTGAACCCTGTTCACGTTAATCACAAGTCTTTAATAATATTGAGTTGAACATATTAACCATCAACTAGTAACCATAAATTTTTGGACCATCGGTATCTTTATCGAGTATGAACAAGTAAGTTGCATTGTTCATACTGACACCGAGTTCAGCAACCGACATGTCACGCTGATAAAATTCAAGTTGCCCGGGCGTAAATCCATAAACTTGCTCAATATTGTATAATGAGTCAGCTGTGCATGTCCATTTTACTAGACGCATCTGCCATTCTTCACGTCGCATGGGGTGTGCCTCCACATGCTTAGTGAGTTGTAACAAACGGTCCAGGTACGGTTTAAATAATGGGTGGGATTCACATCCAGCCATCAAACCGAGAGCCGTACCTCGGGTAATAACATCAGGATCCAACGATAGTGGAGGTGCAGCAAGGAAACCAACCTTTGCCATCACCTTGCCTGGTTTGGGTACAAAAACATACCCTTCTGCACACGCCATGAGACGCATGGAACAGAATTCAACCAAGCTATAATCGGACCTATCCACACACTCGGCCTCAAAGCCAAAATTATACATCTCACGAAGATACGGGGGTGTATTAGAGTGTGTGGATGATAGTACATTGTCATCTCCTTGTACTAACATTCTGAGTGTTTTCCGCGCTTCATCAACACTACATCTATGGTACTTACAATAAATGTACAGATGTAAAATTCCGTTGAGAATAGAATTGCCAAGAGAGGTGTAAGGATCACCTGATTTCCTCATGGGGCGCGTTTTGTAG